AGTAATCCCCAAACGTAATCGGGGTTTACGATAGTTCCACGCAAACTGTGCGGCTAATAAATTCTTGTCGTCGTAGCGTTTTATCATGGAAAACGCTGCCAGTTCACCGTTGTCTCTATAACCAATTAAATCTGTGCCCGGCTCTGTAAATTGACTGTCAAACAGCGGCATCACACTGGCAAAGTGTTTGTATGTGCAATAGGTTCTGTATATGTCTTGTAGTTGAGCAATATTGGGTTCAGTGATGTAGAACCAATCAACTGCGGGCTTGTAGGTGGTTTTTTCTAGATTAATTCTAGCAAATTGATATGTCATTTGCGAGGATCTTCCCTGTGCTGAAACAGTGCAGTTAGATAATCTTCCGGCCAAGAATCATAAAATCCTTTGGTGGCCATGAGCCGTGCTTTGATATCGAGATCACTGAGACTCTGCACAAGAGCCAGGGCATATGTGCCTTGATTCATGCAGATGCCGTTTACTATTTCCACATCGTTGGGATGATCTTCTAAGGCCAGTATGTCTGCCGCCAGTAAAAAGTCTCTGTTGGCTTGATCTAAACTGCTGGCAAATAAATCATGTGGCCATTCCACAGGGTCGTATGCATACACCACAACTTCTCGATTGCCCATGCCGTACCGGGCTCGATTTTTAAGATCAAAGTAGGGATCGCTACCGATGAATACATCGTAGCTTTGTTTTAGTCTTGCGCTACGTGCGTAAGGACACGGAGGGAATCCACCCAAGGCAGGATGCGGAACTTCTACAAAGTCCATGATCCACTGCTCAATATCTCGTTTAACTTGATCTATATCCATTAGAAGAACGGTAGTTTACTGTTTTTAGTTGTTTCAAGATTGTCCTTGATCAACTCACTGATCATGGTTCGTTCGGCATGACTCATATTCATCACATCATCATATGTGGCACCACCACGCATGTACCATGACATTTTTAACCCTTGACGTTTTAATTCGTTAGCCTCCCGCTCCATTTGATTTAACAAATCCTCCACTTGGGAGTGATTGGCGGTCAGGAGGCGGGTTCGAAAAAACTTGCCATATCCAGTGTTAACGCTTGAGTGTATTTGTGTTCACAACTATGGCAAGTCAACTGCATGGGTTTGAACTCTGTACTTTCTCGGTAGACAATCACTTGATCTCTAATCTGGTTAAACAGTTTTCTATCACAGTTGTTTAAAAATTCAGAAATAAATTCTGTTTCAGTTACCATTGCTTTGGGTGTTTTGATACAGGCAATACTGTGCTTCAGTGCATTCACTGTGAGCTTGGTGAGTTTTTGCAAAGCTTCGTTGAGTTTGGCAATTTTTTCGTCATCGGGCAAGTCTGAACCAGGGATCATCTGAATCAATCGTTGTTCCTGCCACTGGTCGTGGTTGGTGTTGTGTTGTTCAGCATAGTCCATGGGTTTGAAAAATATTTCTAAATCCCCGTGCTTGATACTTTCTGCAAAGTCAGGAGATTTGATTTGGTCAAGCACTGTTCTCAAATCAAGATTAAAGTCTCCGGGCTCAGCACATTTTGGGCAGGTGGATGTTATTTCTAGTTCATGTCCGTAGCTGGCAATTCTAAGAGCAACCAAAATAGCGTTGATATCGATACTGGGAGTTTTCCATGCATCTTTGATGTTTGGCACACAACTTTGAATAACAGAAACCACAGCTTGTCCGTTGAACAGTGCATCCGGGGTACGATATGTGATTTCATCAATAGCAGTCATGGGCAACACTGGCAATTCCATATTGGCTGGAAGGTCAATTGAATCCTTGGGCCAGAAATTTCCATTGCTTGGCAGTCTCAAGTAAATTGCTGGTTGTCTAAAAAATTGACGTAAAGGGTTAGCAGTTTGGGTCATTTTGCACCTATAAATATACTTCTACTTATAGGTAAAACACCATGGCCGACACAAATGCACAGATGGAAGAACTAGCTCGAATACTCGAAGATGTAAATCGAGAAATGGCTTACTACGGCAAGATAACCAAACAAACTGCTGACGACAAGTTTGATGCCGAAGTGAAAAACAAAACCGGCCTCAACAACGCTACCAAAGGTCTGGCTAGTTTAGGCGAAGGACTGACTTCTCTAGCTGGTGCAGGTATGGCAGCCGGCAAGGCCATGTACGAAGGCAAAAAAGGTGCCGCGGCGTTTAACGACAGTATTGATGGCATGGCCAAGGCTGCCCAGGCAGCTGGTATTGCATTGACTCTGATGATTCCTGGCGGACCACTGCTCAAGTTGTTTATCGCAGGGTTAACTGCGGCAGTTGTAGCCACAGCTGAATACGTCAAAGCAGCCAACGAGATGGCTGATAAACTGTACAAAGGCTACTCAGGACTGGCCAAAGCAGGAGCAGCCGCATCCGATGGCATGACAGGCATGTACAAAGGTGCTAAAAAACTTGGCCTGAGCATGAACGAATTAGACGGGTACATAGGTTTAATAGGGCAGAATTCAAAAGATCTAGCATTGCTATCTGGATCAGTATATGCAGGACGTAAACAGTTTGAAGACATGGGCGAAGCCATGGAGCCCTATCGCAAGGGCTTGATTGCGGCTGGCTTTTCCCAGGAAATGATCAATGAAGGATCAATGGGATATCTGAAACTGCAGACCAGAATTGGTGTGGCACAACGCATGACCACAGATCAACTGGCAGAAGGTGCCAAACGTTATTTGATCGAACAAGATGCATTAACCAAGCTAACTGGAACATCGCGCAAAGAAATAGAAGATCAAATGGAAGCCGCTCGCAGTGAGCAACGCTTCCGAGCCAAGCTAGAGGAAGTTCGTGCATCTCAAGGTGAAGCTGCAGCCAAACGCCTAGAAAATGCCAACATAATTATCAGCAGTCAAAGCAAAGAAATGGGACAGGCCTTCCGAGATACTTCTACTGGCATGCTCAACACTGAGGCAGCTTTAAAAGGCAATATGACTACGCAGGGAGAGCTGATGCGTAGTACACAACAAATGCTTGCTGGACAAAAGGACGAATTTCAGGCAGTAACAGACATTGGAAAAGTTGCTAAACAATTTGGCAAAGATATGAATATGAGTGCGCAGTTGGGTGTTCTTAACGATTTTGCAATAGACTACGCACAAACAGTACAATTTGGTATATTTGCCGAACAAGACAAGTCTGAGATGATGAAAAAAATCACAGCTGAGCAGAAAAAGCAAGGTATAGAAGGTGGTGCGGCAGCGGATAAGATAACTGATCAGTATGCTAAAAATATCAAGCAACAGCAAGAACTCAACAAACGCCTGGAAGATGCTGTGTTCAAAGGTATTGACAATGCATTGAGTCTTACCAACAAACTGGGCAATGTGACCAGCAAGTTGACCACTGCGTTTGAAACGTTGACCACAGGAGTCAACAAGTTATTGAACATTCTTGGACTTGGCATCGACGAAGACAAGAGTGCAGTAAAGCAACAAGAAATTGTAGCTGCAGAATCAAAATTAAAAGAAGCACAGGCCGCACAAAAATCAGCAAAAACTCCCGATGAAAAATTAGCCGCTGACCGAGAAGCCAACTTTTACAAAGAGAAAATTGAATTATTAAAACAAGAAAAAGACACAATAATCAAACAAGAAGCAAATGCTAAACTTGATGCCGAAGTACTAAAACGTGCTGATGATGAAGTAAAAATTAAAATGGCCGCTTTTGAGAAAGCAAAAAGCACAGGAACCACGGCACAACAATGGGGCTTTAACCTTGACGATGAGCAAAAGAAAAAAGAAAAAGAAATGTGGGAGGCGGTCAACAAACAACGGGCTTTAAGAGAGGACAGAAGTGGAACTGGTGTCCGTGGCGCGGCCAAAGCAGAGCTTGCAAAACAACAAGCATCGGCACCCAAGCCAGCATCAGCACCGGCATCAGGAATGACTACCAAAACAGGCGAAGGAGAGCTAGATGGACTCACCATCAAAGAAGGCGACGTACAGGCTGCAGGCAGCAAAGTTAGCCCTAAAATCATTGACATGGCCAAACAGGTGCAAGCCAATCTGCCTAATTTTGCATATTTCTCAGGATTTAACGACAAGTATCACCAGGAAAAGGCTCCAGCAAGTAGTCATGTCAAAGGCACAGCCATGGACTTTGTTTTGTCACAAAGACCTAGTGTTAAAGAAGGCCAAGAAATCGCTAAGTATCTTAAAGAAATGGGTGCAAGTTATGTTCAAGATGAATACAATTTTCCCAGTCCAGGTGCCACTGGAGATCACATACATGCACAGATTCCTGCATATGCCGACGGCGGATTAGCAGTCACTCCGCAGATTGCCATGGTTGCAGAAAAAGGTCCAGAAGCCATGATTCCTTTGGACAACGGCAACATACCAGTCAAACTAGAAATGCCTGATGTTAAGGCAATGTTTGATGGAATGGCCAAGGCATTTACCGATCAAGCTAACAACGCATCAATGTCTCCTGCATCAATGTCCACAACAGAGATTGTTGACGAGCTCAAAGCCAGCAGACAACAAAATTTTGAGTTGCTAAGTTTAATGCAAGAGCTAGTTAGATCGCAAAAAGATAGCAACAGTATCCAAGAACGAATACTGCAAACTTCCATGTAAACACGGTAAATAACTTACTATGGCAGAAAAACAATCCCCCGGCTGGAAAAAATATTTCAAAGTGGCAGACACCACTGGACAGTTAGGTCCCATCTCCGGCCGCTATGCTGATGGCTATCCGCAGTACGGCAAGAACAACGGCACAGACAACTACCCTGCAGACATGGTTTATCGTAACTATGCCAGCCGCCTGCCAGAAGTGTATTCAGGTCATCCCAATCGTATTGAACGCTATAATCAGTACGAAAACATGGACATGGACTCAGAGATCAATGCATGTTTGGACATCATTGCTGAGTTTTCTACTCAGCCAAACGAAACAAACGGCACACCGTTTGAAGTAAAATATTCAGACACTCCTACTGATCACGAGATTGATATCATTCGCAAGCAGTTGCAACAGTGGGTCAAGCTGAACAAACTAGATCAACGTATCTTCAAACTGTTCCGTAATACTGTGAAGTACGGAGATCAAATTTTTGTACGTGATCCAGAAACATTTGAAATGATGTGGGTGGACATGACCAAAGTGGCTCGTGTGATTGTGAACGAATCAGAAGGTAAACGTCCTGAGCAGTATGTGATTCGCGACATTAACCCCAATTTCCAAAACATGACTGTGGCAGCCAAGACCACCACAGACTATATGACCAATCCTGTGACAGGGTCAGTGTCTGGCTCTGCCAACTACACCATGCCCAATGGCGGCACTGGAGGCGGCGTGGGCAACAGCAGATTTATGCAGGCCATGAATGAAGTTTGCTTGGATGCCAAACACGTGGTACACATGAGCCTGAACGAAGGACTTGATGTGTTTTGGCCGTTTGGCAAAAGCATCTTGGAAAACATCTACAAAGTGTTCAAGCAGAAGGAATTGTTGGAAGACTCAATTCTTATCTATCGTGTGAGTCGTGCTCCTGAACGACGCATCTTCAAGATTGACGTGGGCAACATGCCCAGCCACTTGGCCATGCAGTTTGTGGAACGCATTAAGAATGAAATGCACCAGCGTAGAATTCCCACTGTGAGTGGCGGCGGACAAAACATGATGGATGCCAGTTACAATCCACTCAGTATCAACGAAGACTACTTTTTCCCACAAACAGCAGACGGTCGTGGATCCAGTGTAGACACCTTGCCAGGCGGACAAAACCTAGGCGAAATTGACGACTTGAAGTACTTCAACAACAAAATGGCCCGAGGTTTGCGTGTGCCGTCTAGCTATTTGCCCACAGGTCCTGATGACT